ACCTTTACCCTACAAACCACAGTATTTGGCGATTTAAGACCAGATAACCAAAATCGTGAGATAGGGGAGTCAGAGTTGCAGTTCGACCAAAGAAACCGCCTTTACATTCGTTTTGGAGTTACTATAAATGATTCGGATGAGGTAGAGGTTGAAGGCAACAGATACACGATACATTCTATTAAAAACGTAGAGAATCAAAATAGGTTCTTGGAGTTAATAATTTACAAGTAATGGGTGGATTTACATTTGATATAACAAACATATCTGAAGTTTTAGGCAAACTACAATCTTTTGATAAAAAAGTACAACAAGATGTAAAGGATGAAGTAAATGCATCTGCTTTAAACATTCAATCTGGAGCTAAGAGATTAGCACCTGTAAATATGGGTCAATTAAGGAATAGCATTTATCTAAAAGAACAAAAGGTTGATAAAGGATTTGTTTTTACTATTGGCGCAAGTGCTTCTTATGCTCCTTATGTAGAGTTTGGAACGGGTGGAAAAGTAAGCATTCCTGCTGGATTTGAGGAGTTAGCAAGTGGATTTAAAGGCAAAAAGGCAGGTACTTTTAAAGATATGGTTGAGGCTTTGACATTATGGGTAAGAAGAAAGGGTATTGGCGGAGGTAATGACAAGTCAATAGCTTATGCAATAGCGATTAGCATACTAAAAAAAGGTATGCGACCACAACCATTTTTAATACCAGCTTTTGAAACAGAAAAGCCAAAGATGATAAATAACATAAAAAAAGCAATTGAAAATGTTAAATCCTAATATTGAGATAAAGAAGTGGTTTTATACTAACTTGACAAGTTCAAGTGGATTGGTTGTTTACGATGGTTTTGCTCCTGAAGGTGCTGGTGATGAGTATATTGTTATGACTGGTAGAACATCAAGTCAAGATCAAGGCAAAACAGGTTATACAAATAGTATTTCAATCGTTGTTGATATTATTACAAAAAATGCTAACTTTGGTTATAAACGTGCTGAAACTATAAGCGATTTAATATTGGATGATATAAACTCAGATACAGTTATAACCCTATCAAATGGGTTTACTGCTTCAAGTTTAAGTGTAGAGAGTATTAGAAACTTAGATGGCTTAAACCCTTTAGATAACGTTTTTAGAGTATTAATAACATATAATATAACCATAACACAAATTTAAAATTAAATAAAATGGCAGAAACAAAAGTAAGCGGTAGAGATTATATCCTCTTAGCTGACATTAACAATGATGGAACATTCAAGCCAGTAGCTTGTTTAACATCCAATTCTTTGACATCAACTTTAGGAACAATTGATGCAACTTCTAAATGTGGAGATCAATACACTCCAAGTCCTTCATTCAATCAATCTTTTGAGTGTGAAGGTTTTGCAATTGATGAAAGTGGTACTCCATCTAAAGATAGCTATCAACAATTGTATGCTGCTCACGCTGCACAAACTTTGTTTGCAATTAAGATGGGTAAAGCTGCTCCTACCGCTGGTGATATTACTTATGGTGGTGCAGGTCAATTAGTATTCATTAGCAACTTTGGTGTTAATGCTGCTGATAAGGATGATGTAAAGTTTACTGCAACTTTTGTAGTAAGCGTACCTCCTATTACACAAACTGAAACTGCATAATAAATAAAAAACTATGTTCCAATTAAAGACTAACAACAACACAATCCACCTAAAGTGGGGTACTTGGTCAATGCGTGAGTTTACAAAAGAAAACAATATCGGTATTGATGAGTACTTTAAAGTTCTTTCAACGGCTCAAACAAGTTTGGACATTATAGTTCAACTTGTTTACATTGGTTACAAATCTGCTTGTGTAAGTAATAAGCAAGAGATTGCGTACACTATTGATGATGCTTGTGAATGGATTGATGAAGTGGGTTCTATTTTTAGCGAAGAAGGTCAAATAATTGACTATTTAAAATACATCGTTGAAAGTACAGTCCACACCATTACAGGTGTAAAGAAGGAAGAAGAAAAAAAAAAGCCTAACAGAGCTAAGCTGGGATGATATCTTAGTTAAAGCTGCTGAATGTGGGATAAGACCAAATGAATTTTGGGAAATGACTTGGAAGGACTTTTCTATTATCGTTTTAGGTAAAGAAAGAAACGAGTTAAACGAATGGGCAAGGACTAGAAACCTTGCCTATATTGTATATTTAAGTTCCACTACTGAGAAAAGCCCTAAAAGTATGAAGGCTTTTTGGAGTATTCCAGAGTTAGATCAAACGGATGATGATGAAAAAAGAGTTATGATAACTGAAGAACAACTGGCAAGAACACTAAAATTGTACGGAGTAAATTAATAAAGATGGCAGATATTTTAGATATACAAATTAACATCGGTGCAAGTACTGAAGATTTAGGTGCTGAGATACAAAAAGCCGAAAATTTACTCAAGAAATTACAATCTGCATTAAAAAAATCAACTGATGTTAATGAAATAAACCAATTAAATACAAAAATTGGTAGCGTAAATAGTTCTCTTGGGGTATTAAGTGAGAGAATGAATTCAGTTGGCAGACCTGTAAATAATGCAACAACTGCTTTATCAAATTTATCAAGGGTTGCACAAGATGCTCCTTATGGATTTATTGGTATTGCAAATAACTTGAATCCTTTACTTGAATCATTTCAACAATTATCAACAAAATCTAATGGAGCAAGTGGTGCATTAAAACAAATGGTTGCAGGTTTAATGGGTCCAGCAGGTATTGGTCTTGCTCTTGGTGTCGTATCTTCTTTAGCGGTTACATATGGTAAAGAAATAGCTGAATTTTTTAATGGTCCAACTGAAAAGTTAAAGTCTTTTAGAGAAGAACTTAAAAAGTTAAATGAAGAAATTTATAAAATAGTTGGAGCAGCTCAATCTAATAGAACTGTTGGATTAAATTTAGTTGAAGTTATTTCTGGTGGGAATCCTACACAACAAAAACAAGCACTTGATAGATTAAAAACTTTATATTCTGATAATGCAGCTATAAAGGCAGCAACAATAAAAACTGATAAGGCATATTTAATACATTTAGTTAATGTAGCTTCTAAGCAAGAGGAATTTGCTGGTAAAGAAAAGAATACACAAGATGTATTAGATGCAGCATATGCAAGACGTGCCAAATTAGAAAAAGAAAGAGAAACTGCCGTAAATAATGTTAAAGCCACAACAACTGGTAGTGAAGGTTATAATAAGAGTAAAACAGAACAAGCAAGAAAAAGAGTTTCAGATTCTTACAATGCAGAGTTTAAGAAAATTGATATAGATATTGCAAATGCTAAAGCTAAAAATTTAGAGTTAGTAACTGCTTTAACAGATATACCAACTCCAGACCCTAAAACTGGAACAAAAAAAGCAGGTTCTTCTCCTATTGTAAACTATGCAAGAGAAGAAAATAAAGCATTAAATTTAGAGTTAGCCAAGATGAAGGCTTTAAGAGAAAAGTTTGCTAAACTTGATCTTACACCTATTTTAGATGTATATAATCCAAATGCAATTAAAGAAGAAGATAAAAGAAAAGTATTCTTTGAAAATAAAGCTAAGGATTTAACAGAAGAATCTAATAAATCAGGATTAGGAAATTTCTTAGAGAAGGATTCTAAAAAAAGAATAGCAGCATATAAAAAAGAAAAAGACGATTTAAAAAATTTAACTGAAGCATACGAAAATTTTGCTACTACAATTTCACAAACAGTTACAGGAGCTTTGTTTGGTATGTTTGATGCTATGGAGCAAGGTGTAAGTGCAACACAAGCATTAGGACAAATGTTTGGTAGATTATTACGACAAATGGCAGAAATGGTTGTACAAGCTGCAATATTTGCTGCGGTTATGTCTTTATTGCCGGGCGGTACTATTGCTGCTGGAGGTAAAGGATTTTTAGGGTATTTTAAAGAAGTATTTGGTTTTGCTGAAGGTGGAATTGTAACTGGTCCAACATTAGCAATGATTGGGGAAGGAAGCGAAAGCGAAGCAGTTTTGCCATTAAGCAAACTTGGTAATATAATGCAATCTTCATTTAATGCTGGTTCAATGAATAGCAATAGTATGGGACAAAATGGTCAATTTATATTGAGAGGACAAGATTTAGTATTAGCTTTACAACGTTCTAATTCATCATTAACACTACGCAGATAATGGCTTATATTAAAAAATATTCATTCCCATTTGCAACAAAATATGAACTACCAGCCGTTTTAGAATTATGGGAAGATACTAATGATGCAACTGTATATGAATTTACAGGCATTTATTTTGATATACAATACATTCCTTCAAGCGATAATCCATTTGAACCAATATATGCAACACAATTAGGTGTTACTATTGATGTAACGGATGAAGCAACAGGATATACAAGTGAATTTATACCTAATTTAACAACATTAAATGATAGGAAATATTTAGCTAAATTATTTATAGATGGCAATATTCAATTTATTGGATGGACTTTATCAGATGCAGTTAACATATCATTTAGCACAGGCAGAAAAGAACTATCTTTTAACTGCGTAGATGGGTTGGTATTTCTAAAAGATATTAAGTTTTCAGTTGGCGAAGCATTTGATATAAACCAAATAACTAGCGTATTAACATTTTTAACAAGTTGTTTAGAACAAATAGCCTTTCCTACTAACTTAAATCTTTATACAAGTGTAAGTTACTATGCTGAAGGTATGGATGATAGAAGCGTATCAGATGACAAAGAACCATTTAGTCAAACTTATTTGTTTGCTCATTCGTTTTTAGATGGTAGTGGATTATATAAAGATTGCTATTCTATTTTAATAGATATTTTAATTTCATTTGGCGCAAGGATTATACAAGTAAATGGGAAATGGTGTATATATTCAATTAATCAATTAGCACAAGATAATAGATACTTTACAGAATATAGCAATACAGGAACATTAATAGATTCAGGTATTGTTGATACAACTATTGAAGTACAACCATTTACAACAAATACAAGTAATTTATACTTTATTGATAATTCTCAAACTAAATTATTAATGAAAGGTTTTAATAATATTATTTCAAATAATGATATTAGATACCCTGAAAACTTAATATTTAACTGGGACTTAAAATATAGTACAGCTGGAGTTGCAACTGGTTGGCAACAAACAACAACAGGAAGTGGGGTTATTACAATTGTAAGTAATTATTCTGTAAATCAAAATGCCTTTCAAATATCTACATTAGGTGGTTCTGGTTCAGGAAAAGTATTAACAACTTCACAATCTTTTATGCCAAAGGGAAGTGCAGTTGATATTAAATTTATTATAAATTTTTGGGAATTTGGCGCACCAGTAGTAGCGAAAGTTATTTTGATAATAACAGGAACTACTCAAACTTATTATTACTCAAAATTTAATGATTGGAGATTACACACAGGAACAATACATTACTATGAAATAGATGGTTCTGATTTACCTGCTGACATTTTAGGTGTTCCATATAACTTTAGTTTGACTACAATAGCATTACCTATTGGTGGGGAGTTGCAATTTGGTTTATTTACTGATAATAATTTAAGTTTATTTATTGTTAATGATTTTGTGTTAACTATATCTTCTTTATTTACTAATGTATTAATAGAATCAAGAATTAGCGAAGCGGATTCATACACATTAAACATTGAAAGTCCTTTAGGATTACCTGTTAATGGAGATGATTTTTATAATTATAGCGGATATTTAATGTTATCAGACGGGTCAATGGCTAAAAATTGGTATAGATATGAATATCCTGTGGAAATATTTTTGGGATTAGCACAATTATTAGTAAGGCAGTATATGAATATTTATCAACAAAATATTATAAATATTGATTGTAACCTATCAAGTGTAAACAACAATTCGGGAGTATTAAATGGATTTAATGTTTTGAAAGTTTTAGATGATAATGACCCAGCTTCAATAAATGTTAGTACAAATTATTATATGTTTGGAAATACAACTATGAATTTATATGCAGATGAGGTTCAATCAACATTATTAGAAATAAATAATGTAAATATAGAAGGTGGTACTATACAAACAACATTTACAAATGGAGATATTAGTCAAGCGTTACCTGAAAACTGTTATTGTTACGAGGTTACAGGAGTTGAAGATGGAGCAACTTATGCATATACTGATTGTAATGGCTTAGCTAACTTTATGAACATTAGCAACGGACAAAGCGTATATGTAGCAGCTGCATCAGAACCTTCGGTTTCAGGTGCTACTGTTGTACTTGTTGACTCTAATTTTTGTTCAATATAATAGAATATTAATAATTAACTTTGTAATATGGCAGCAGTAATTGGTAAAAACGTAATGCTTTATTGGCATAATGTAGATGTAGACCCAGCAGAGGATGTTGCGTTTGCTTGTAGTACAAATTGTACTTTTGACGTTAGCGTAGATCAAAAAGAGGTTACAAGCCAAACAAGTGCTTGGTTTAGAGAATTTAAGAACGATATAGCTACTTGGAGTGTAACCTGTGATGGGTTGATTACATTGACTGGCTTTTCTTATTTGTTTATGTTAGACAAGCAGTTAGCAAGAGAGCCAATAGAGATTAAGTTTGTGGTAGATAATGGAGTTGATGGATTAGTTATTATTCAAGGAACTTGTAATATAACAAGTTTATCAATAAATGCTCCTTATAAGGATGTGGCTACTTACAACGTAAGCCTACAAGGTAGCGGAGCATACAACACAACAGGAACAGAGGTAAACCCAGAAGGAGTAATTATAGTAGGAGCAAACCCTGTTTTAACAAAAGGTTACACGGCTGCTGGTGGCGAAACAACAGTTACTTTTGCGGACACGATTGGTTATTCTTGTCTTTATGTTTCAAGAGGTGGTATTGATGCACAAAACATTATAACAACTGGAACACCAACAGGAGATAATGTTAAGTTTATAAGTTCAACTGGGGTTCTTACTTTTAGTAGAGCATTAGAGGCTGGAGAATTTATTAGAGGATTATTTCAATAAAATATTATGAGTCAAATTTTAGTAACAGGCGAAGCAAAGATTAGGGATATACAAGGACCAGTAGTATCAAATTCTGGAGTAATAACTGCATTAGACGGAGATGCTTCTCAGTATGTTCGTGGTGATGGTACTTTAGCGGATTTTCCTACATCAACAGGTGGTGGTAGTTCGGTTTCTTATTATCTTAACACAAGTGTAAGTCAAGGTACTATCGGTGGGGTTGCTTATAAACAATTAGGTAAAACACCTATTAGTGGTGCTGGAACTGATATTGCTATTTCTACAACAGGATATGTAGCGAGTTACTTAACAGATGCAAATGATCCTGCTTTATTGGAAGTACCTGCTGGTAACTTTAATTGTGAGTTTTATTTTAGTGTAAATAACAACACAGGTAATCCTTTTGTTTATGCAGAGGTTTACAAGTATGACGGAGCAGCTTTTACCTTATTAGGAAGTAGTGTTGGAGTTCCAGAGTATATTACTGAAGGAACAGTAATTAACCCTTATTACTTTGCAGTACCAGTAGCGGTTGCTGCTTTGACTGTAACGGATAGAATAGCGATTAGAATCTATGTAAACGTAGATGGTAGAACAGTTACTTTACATACAGAGAATAATCATTTATGTCAAGTAGTTACTACTTTTTCTAAGGGTTTAATCTCTTTAAATAACCTTACAAGACAAAACCAATTCTTTGCGACAGGTTCAAGTGGAACTGACTTTAACATATCAAGTACAACGGATACTCATACTTTTAACATCCCAAGTGCAAGTGCTACAAATAGGGGTTTTATAACAACAGGAAATCAAACAATAGCAGGTAACAAGGTTTTTCTTGCTGGTGTAAACGTTGATAATTTTCAAGTAGTAAATGCTACATTATTAAACCATCAAGCAGGATTAAGTCCAACATTGGTGGGAACAACGGCGATAGGCGGTTCTGCAAATGGTTTATTTTTTAATGTTAATGGTAATGGCAGAATACAAGAGTTTATTTTTGATTCAACTGGAGATAGAGATTATACCTTCCCTGCTGCAACAGGAACAATAGCATTGACAAGTGATATTTCATATCCTGTTACAAGTGTATTTGGAAGAACAGGTGCGGTTGTAGCTACTGAAGGAGATTATAGTTTAACTCAATTAAGTGATGTAACAATAACAACTCCATCAAGCGGACAAGTATTAAAATACAACGGAACTTTGTGGGTAAACGATACTGATGCAAACACAGGAACAGTTACAAGTGTTGGATTATCTTCGGCTACAAGTGGGGTAACTATTGGTTCAAGTCCTATCACTACAAGTGGTACAATTACAATAGCAATAGCAACTGCAAGTGGTTCTTTAAATGGTTTATTGTCAAGTACAGATTGGACTACATTTAATTCAAAGCAAGGAACAATAACATTAACTACAACAGGTACAAGTGGTGCAGCTACTTTAGTTGGTGCTACTTTAAATATTCCTAACTATGGTTCAGCTTTAAGTGCTTATCTACCTTTAGCAGGTGGAACTTTGACGGGTGCTTTAAGTGGTACAAGTGCTACGTTTAGTGGTGTAATCACATTTGCGGGAAATACAAGATATGGTGTTTCAAAAATATACGATGCTTCAATAGGAGATGGTTTTGGTTTAGAACAAGCATCCGCAGCTCAAACTTCGCAAGGAGTTCCAATGACTCGTATTTTTACAGCTGCAACAAATGGAGCCGCATTATCACTTGGTAAATATACTAATGCAACTTCTTTTACTGATTGGTTAATTTTTGCTTCTACCGGTGCTGCTACATTCTCAAGTAGTGTAACTGTCGGAGGTAGTTCTACATTAGATTCTTTAAAAGTAGGTACAACTTCAACACATCAATTACTAATTGGAGCAGATTCATCTTATGCAGAGATACAAGCAATTACACAAGGTGTTGGATTTAATAAGAATTTAGTTTTACAAAGACAAGGTGGTAATGTTGGAATCGGAAATACAGGAAATTCATCTTATAAATTACTTGTAAGTGGTAACAATACATCAGTAGATTCAAATGGTCAAAACACAATATTTTTATCTGCTGGAACTTCTGTTTCATATATTGATACATCTTTTATAGGTGGAGGTTCTTATGTACCTATGGCATTTGGAACGGGTGGAAGCGAACGAATGAGAATCACATCGGGGGGGCTTATAACAATGAATGCTGGTGAAACTAATGGCGGTAGTGGTATTTTAACTGTAAGCAATACTACTGTAGCGTCTTCTGATGCTTCACCTGGATTAGTAGTAAATAAATATAGCACAACAACAACAAGTTCTGCAAGATTTGTTCAATTTTATGCTGGTAATATAACAACTGCGATGGGCGGTATTGTAGGAAATGGAGCATCAAATGTTCAATTTGCATCTTTATCTGATATAAGAGAAAAAGAAAATATAAATCCAATTAGTGGTTCACTAAATAAGATTTTAGCACTTAATCCAGTTGAATTTGATTGGATTAAATCTAAAGAGCATACTAAAGCTGGATTTATAGCACAAGAAGTTGAAAAGATATTCCCAGAATATGTTATAGAAAATATTGCAAATGATGGTGAAGAGGAAAGAAAAGGATTAACTGGAGGAATGACATCTGGAATAGTTGCTGTATTAGTAAAAGCAATCCAAGAATTAGAGGCAAGAATTAAACAATTAGAAAACAAATAATATGAAACAGTGGTATATAAGTCAATTAGATTGTGTTCCGCAAGACGGTGATTTAACAGACTTTGTAGTCTTATGCCATTGGTCGAGAATAGCAAATGAAGTAGTAAACGAGAAAGAATACACAGCAAGTGTATATAGCACTCAATCATTCTCAAAGGATGATGTTGCTAACTTTATCCCTTACGAGGACTTAACCTAAGACATTGTTTGTGGTTGGTTGGATGCAAGTCTTGATGTAGAGGCTTTAGACCTTAATTTAGATGCTCAAATAGAGAATCAAGTTAACCCACCGATTGTGGTTTTGCCGCTCCCTTTTTCTAACCCTTAGGAAATATAAAGTATTTAACTATATTTGTATATAAAATAAAAACTATGATACAACTTTCAGCAGATCAAATCAAGGAGTTAGAAACTTATTTAATGGAAATTCCAGCAAAGTTTGCTAACCCAATTTTAGGATTCTTGGGTAAAATTGCACAAGAACAAAATCCACCACAAGAACTAAAAGAAGACTAATGGTACATAATAGCAATCAATCGGACTTATTAACTATTGTTAGCGGAACATCCGCCTTTATTAGTGTTGCGAACGTGCAACCCATAGTTTCATTTATAGCGAGTTTGATTGCTATTATTTCAGGTTTATTAGCAGCAAGATATTACATAAAGGCGACTAAAAGATTTAAGTAATGTACAAGAATATAGTAATAGCGATATTGGTTATTATTGTATTTCTTTTTATAAAGGACAAGTCAGAATACATAGGTCAACCATCGGTTATAGTAGATACTGATACAGTTTACCAACAGAAAACTTTTACTAAGTTTATCAAAGGGAAATCTATCCCTTTTGTCGTTTTAGACACAATTTACAATATAGATGAGGTTCACGATACAATTACTATCGTTAAAGACTATAACCAAGTAAAGGTTTATTCCGATACTATTAAGATTGACTCTTTAGGTTACGCATATATTCAAGATACTATCTCACAAAATAAGATACAAGGAAGGAGTTTTAAGGCTGAAATAAGCGAAAAAACTATCTACGTTACAAAGACTATTACACCAAAGCCGAAAAAGCAGGTTTATTTAGGTGTTTTAGGCGATTTAAGGGCATTTGACAATAAAGTCGGCTTGGGTCTTGGATTAGGAATTAAAACGGCTAAAAACGGCTTATTTACAATAAATGCATCAACAAATAATTATTCATTGGGTTACTATATAAAATTGTTCTAAAATGGCATACGTTTATAGACATATAAGATTAGATAATAACGAGCCTTTTTATATTGGTATTGGTAAGAATGAAACAAGGGCATACGAAAAGAAATCAAGAAATAAGTATTGGTATAATATAGCTAAAAGTGGTTATGAAGTAGATATATTGTTTAATGATTTAAGCTGGGAAGATGCTTGTAAAAAGGAGCAAGAATTTATTGAGTTATATGGTAGGAAAGATTTAAAATCTGGAACGCTTGTTAATTTAACAAATGGAGGAGAAGGTCAATTAAATAGATATATAACA